ATGATATCTTCTTTTTGAACATTTCCATCAAATTTTAATTTGCACCAAGTTGTGCATTTATAATATATTTCCATTACTTATTTTTTTTTAAAATTTTTATTAAATTGTCTATTTCTTCTATAGGTATTTCTATTAAACATCTTCCAACTTCTTTCTTAGAAGTTATAGGGTAAATATTCAAAACCCCTATAGAATCATATCTGGCATCTTCAGGAGTAATTGTTAATTTTAATCCAATAGAATTAAAATATCCATTTCTACCTTCAAATTTTACCCAGTCTTTAAACATTAATTTTTCATTCATAAATTCCTTCTTTTTTAGGTGTTTCTCTTTTTACTAAAAATATATCTCTTCCTTCTAAATCAATACTTATTTTATGATTGTGTTTAGTAATATCTTGTTCAAAAATATAATCTTTATAGAAACAATCTTTATGATAAGTACTTTGAATCCTATCTTGTCTGATAGAACATCTAACTGCTGTAAATTGAGGAAGGTTTGTTCTCCAATTTTTTTTAATTTTACTTATAACAGGTTTTTTAAGTACTTTCATATATTTTAAATGACTATGTCCTGAAATTATAATTTCATCCCCTATTTCTAATTCTTCTACACTAATTAATCTATTCATAAATTGATGTTTTTATTTTTAATTCTTCAGTCACTTTAGGGATATCATCTATTTTAATCCAATTTCCATCCCATTCTACATCATTTAAATACCAAATTCCTTTTTTTACATGTAAATTTGCACCTAATATTTGTAATCTATCTCTTGTAGTAACTGTTTTCCACCCTGCACTTGTAATTAATATTTTATTTGCACTCCATTTAGCTATGCAATTACCAAATAGAAGTAATTGTGTACCTGTAGATTCTGTATTGGATATTTTTTTAGCTTTCTTTTCTTTAAAAGCTTCTATTACTGGTCTTATATAACTCATTTACTTACATTTTTTGATATTTCTCCTTGTATGTGTTCTAACATATTAGGATAAAGATTTCTTCCTTTTACACTTATTTTATTTCCATCACATTCTTCTATAGTAAAAGTATGTTGTCCTGTTTTTTCTCCATAGGATTCTTTAATAACAGTACCTTCAATTATTCTTCCTTTAGATATACTATAAAACTTTAAAAAACAACCATTTCTGATTGCTTTATTAGTTGTAAAAGTATTTAAACTTTCTTTTTCTTTTATTTTTTCAATATATTCTCTTTTTTGAAAAGCATTTGGTTTCCACTTATATTTCATCTTTCTTCTAAATTAACTTTATAATATTCAAAATCTTTGACTAAATCATCATAGTCTTCTTCTAATTTATTATAGTTATCTTGAAGAGTATCTTTTTCTTTATTTAATTTTTCTTGATCAGTATATAAATCTTCTATAATATCAGATAATTCATCTATAATATTTCGAGCATTATCTAATATCCTTTCTGTACTTCTATCCATTGTGATAATCTATTTTAATTTGTTTAGAAGGTTTATAATCTTGCATTATTCTTAGATAATGTTGTTTCAGTAAAATCATATCTTCTGCTACACTTGTTTCTGTACTTTCTTCAGATTGAATTTTTCTAAAATCTACTAATAATTGTCCAATTCCTTCAGCTTCTAATAATTCTAACTTTTTTTTAGTTCTATAAATATCATTTGTTAATTGTTTCATCTTTCCTCTATTTGTTTGATTGTTAATTCTGTTAGATAATCCCATAAATCTAAATTTCCATTTAGATTATCTATTAAATCTAATAAAGTACCTTTAGTTATTTCAATATTATTAATTTCAAATTCAGATTCGCTTCCAGGATATCCAGGATCTCCATTAGGTAATGTCCAAACCATAGGTTCTTCAGGAGTATAAAAGCCTTTAACTTCTAATTCTAAATCATCAGATATTTTAATTGTTGTTGTAGTTCTCATAATTGTGAATAATAATTGTGTATTTCATCCTCAAATTCTTCAAATGTTATTGTCTTCATTTATTTTTTGTATTGTTATTTTATATTTCTTTTAAGGTATCTTGATAAACTTCTATTGTTGTATGATCTCCATCATATTCATTTCCATGTTGCCAATTTTCAACACTTTCATCAATATCTTTAGTATCCATATTTTCTATTATTTTCAAAGCTTCTTTTTTATTTTTAGCTTGTATTTCCAAAGTACCTTCGTAATATCCTGTAAGTAATTGTGTTACTCTTATTTCAAATGTTTTCATCTATTAATTGTTTAATACTTTCTTGACATAATTCTATTTCATGAGTGGTACTTCCACCTTCATCAATTTCATCTATAGCTAATTGATAAAAATCCAAAATTTCTTCTTTTAATGAAGGATATTTTACTATTTGTTCTTTTATATAATTTTTAAATTGTTGTAATTCCATAATTAATGTATTTCTATTTTTAAATTATCAGTTACCATCCATTGACAATCGTTAAATCTTATATTTTCTGACATCATAAATTCTTCACAATCTTCCCAGACATTTTCATCATAGTCATATACATGGACTTCTGCTGTTTCAAAATTTAGTATTATTATTTTTTTCATATTTCAGCATTAAAATGACATTGTCCTGTTTCAATTATACATTTTTCTATTTCTTTTCCTAATAGATAATCAGCATAATCTATTTTATATTTATTCCATAAATCAAGAATATTATGTTCTATCATTATTTGATCATTGTATCCATTAATTTTTTCAAAAAATTTATTTAATTTACTTAAATTATCTTCTCCTATTAAATTTTCTATAACTCTTAACTCTTCTTGAACTTTTTCTAAATCATCTTGTTCAAATTGATACTCTAAATAAGCAGGTTCATAACCTGTTACTCCAAATCTATCTGCTGCATTACTATTTTGTACTGCAAACCATAATTTTCTTTCTATATCTCCTGTAATATATCTTCCCATAATTAATTTTTGTTTAAAATTTCATTTAATAACTCATTTATTGAGTACCCTTCATATTTATCTAATATTTCTTGATAAGAATTTAAATCAGTAATTTTAAATAAAGCTATTAATGTGTTACCTTCTATAAGATAGGTAAACCAATTTGCATCTATAATAGTACCTTCATCTAAACTTTCTAATATTTTTATTGCTTCTCTATTTGTAATCATAGTTTTATTTTTATTATTTTGATACATCTTTTTAATTTATTAGATTTAATAATTCTAATTCTTCATCATTAAACAAACTACACATATTCATATACTCTTCCTTAACTGCTCTATATGTGTTATATGCTTTTCTACTATCTTCATCATAACCAAATTCACTACAAAAATCTTCAAATGTACCTGGATCATATTTAGTTAAACAACATAATATAGCATATAAACTAGGTTTTTTACCTTTTACTAGTTTTAATTTTTGACTTCCACCATCAGGAAAACTTGATTTAAATTTATCTATATCATCAATTTTATAATTACCTGTTCTACATCCCCCTATTAAAGTATATGTTCTTCCTATTATTGAATCTTGATAATACTGACTATCTATGATATTTTGACCGAAGTTAAAATGAAAATTTCTACTACCTCTTTTTAAACCTATTTTATAAATATCTCTTACATCTTTATCATCTTCAAAATGTTTATCATTTTTAAGAAAATTAATAGTCCATTCTAAACCTAACTTTTGAGCTACTAATTCAGCTGCTTCATTATATCTTGATTTTTGTATACAATCTTCTACTTCTTTATTAAATGTTTTCATAATTCTCCTTTTATTAAGTCTTTTGCTAAATCTGATTCTAAAGCAATTTGATGAGCTAATTCTTCATTTTGAGTATTATAACTCATATTTTTATGAATAATAATTGTTTTCAATGCTTTATCTTTATAAAAAACTGTCATTTTTCCATGCATTTTATCTATTGCATATGAAACATGGTATAAAAATTTTTCTTCTCTCATTTTTTAAAGTTTTTAAAATTAAAATTGGTAGTAAACTTTTGTCTACTACCAATTTATAAATTGATTTTTTTGTTATACTAAAATTGCATCTTGTAGTTCTTCTTGTACATAAATGCCTTTTTCTATTTTAAAATCTTTTTTATATAGATTTCTTTTTCCTGTAAGACTAAAAATATCAGACATGTAAGCATGTAATTTAATATGAGATTTATCAAAATCCATTGGATGATTATCTTTTAGTGCTTCAGTACAATGATTGTAAAGATCATAAGCAGTATTATCTTTAAAATCTTTGGAAAACTTAATTTCATGTTTTAGAATAGATAATTGAGTTTCTTTAATTAAATTTTCATTTACATACATATCTCCTACAATTTGAGCCACTTGACTTTCAGATAGATGAATTTGTTGCATTTCTTCCATGTTATATTTTAATCTATTAAATTGTTCTTCTAAACTATCTACAGTTAAAACTATATTAGTTCTTAAATCTTCTAATACTGTTCCACTATGTTTTCTACTAAATCTTGTAGTAGTGTCTATACCAATTGCACCATTTTTACATACTAAAATACTAATACCTCCTTGAAGTTCTGCTCTACGCATTTTATTGTAGCTATTAGTAAAATAAATAGCAGGATTCATAATGCTATTTTCATTTTCAATAATATATTTACCAGTCATAATTAACCCATTATTAGCTGTTAAATATCTTTCTTCTTTAATTACATGCCCTTTTTTATACAATTCTTCTTTGATTTCATCTAAAAAGACTGCATGAGGAACTGGTTTATAAGTAGCTGTTTGAGTAGGAAGAGGAATTTCTCTTAAAAAATCTGTGTTATTTGTCCAATTTTTCATTTTATTTTGTTATTAATTTAATTATTTCTTCTAATGTATCTAATCTTGCATAATAAGGGTTAATACATTCATCATTAATAGTGTCTCTTTTTAATTTAGATTCTTCCAATAATGTTTTTATTTTTTCTAATAATTCTATTTTATAATCTTCTATAGCTGTTTCTGCTGTAGTAATTATTTTAGCTTTCCATTCTTGAGGAATTCTTCCTTGAATGGACTGATTTTCTATGTAATTTTTCCATTTCATATTTTTGTATTTGATAATTCTGGATTCTCATAAATATTTCCAATTACTTCATAAATTATATCATCTCTCATTCGATGGTTTGAAATTCCATCAAATAAATAATAACAACAGTAGTTTTGATCCCAAACAACTTTGGATATATGTTGTTCAGTTTGCCAAATTCTACGAAATTTATGTTTAACTATATCACCTTCATATATTTCTTTACCGTTCTTGTCTTTCATTCCTGTAAATTGCATAAGGTCAATACATTTATCATCTGCATTCATCCAACCTACGCTTTTTCTATCTCCATAATCAACCCAAATGTTATTGCAAGTATAATTTTGGTCTGCATAGTCAGTATTCCCAACTTGCACTTTGTAATTCATTAGACTGTATGTTTTATCCCAAGCCCTAAATTTTATTTCTTTCATAATGATATTTTTAAACTTTGTAATTTTAAAGGACAAAATTTAGGCAATTTATAATTTTTATAGTAACTATCTATTTTGTAATATCCTTTATGTATTTGTGCAGGAGCTAGACATTCATAAGTTCTTACATCTATTCCTACTTCAACTGTAGAAAATGGACAAGTTCTACAGTTTTTTACTTTTATTTCTAAAGTGTTCATAATTCAGTTTTTAAATTTTTAATTTTTAAAATAAACTCTTTACACTCGTTCTAATTTTAAACAATACTCATTTGTACATAGTACAAGTATTAAAAATTCAAAATTATCTCCTCCATACTTATTCCAAGCATTTTGTAAATGAAGATTAGAATGAGAGTTTTTAGTTAAATGACATTTGTGATTAGAAAATCTTCTTCTCAAATTAGATGCAGAACCTATATAAAATTTATTATTTGTTTTATTTAAAATTTGATATATTCCTGAAGATTTTGGAATTGTTTTACATAAATTTTTAGTATTCATAAAATAAAAAAGTTCTACAATAGAGTTGACACATTACCTGAAGTAAATACTCTAAAGTAGAACCATAAATTTTAATAGTTATAGTAATGTGTCAAGTAAAGATACTAAAAATATTTGGAATTTTATTGAATTTTTGTTAAAAAATATTTTTTATAATAAAATGATTATAAACATGTTCAATCCCATAATCTCTAGCTAAGTCTGCCCAATCACTACAAAAAGAACCAGGTTTTCTTAAATCAGGAATATTGTAAGGTACATTGACATGCTTAAATTGGTAATTATTTGTCATGCTCCAACTGTAAGCATTTCCTTTAAGGTCATTATCTGCACTACAATAAGGAATCTTACAACCTTTTTTAAATCTCTCTACTGTTTCAGAAGTCCAACAATTAAAATCTTCAGCTTGAGTAACTACTATACAATCAATTCCTAATGCCTTCTTTAGAATGAGAGAATCTTTTCTGGATTTTGTAGCTATTCCTACTTTACAACCTTGTATTTTATCTAAATTTTCAATATGTTGGAAACTCTGATTAGTAAACCATTTCTTTTCTTTTGAAGCTGTGGGTTTATAGATTTTCCACTTGTCATTTTCAGGATAATAATAACAAAAAGTTAATTCAGATACTTTTAAATCTACTGGATTTTTATTGATCCAAATCTTTTTTGGTACATAAATATTCTCTCTTTTTAAATCTGAAATATCTTGATAGTAATCATTCCAATAATTAAGTTCATCTGAATTAAATGATCTAGTAGATACTACAATATCAGGAGCTTTCTTTTGTTTAATTATAGTAGTTTTAGGTAATTCCTTAATTATCTGTTCATATTTAATATTAGAACTTTCTTTTAAACCAAAATCTTCTGCTATTTTCTCTAAACTATCTATGTAATCAAGATTAAACAATTGCATTACAAAACTAATACAATCTCCTTTATGAGAACTATTAAAGCATTTAAATACTACATCTCCAGATTGAGATTTAGTACCAATTATCATTGAAGGATTATTTTCTTTTTGAAAACAAGAAAGACATCTTTCATTCAACTTAAATTTGTAAGGATAATATAATCTGAAGATCTGTTCCTGACTAACCTTTTCAAATATCAATTTTCTAATATCTATTGGTTTATTTATTTTCATTATTAAACCATTTAATAAATTCAATACAAGCTTTATATACTGCTTCTATTTTTGTATCACAATCAATAGAATAATGAAATCCATTTTCAATATTTATATCTATTGCACAACCATTAGGAGTAAATAATATATTACAAAATTCATTGTGATTTTCTATTTTTTCTACTACTTCCATTAAACAATTCCAATCTTTGTGATATTTTAAATCATCAATTGTTAAATCATCATCAGGTACTTCATTGTCATCAATGGTTGAATAAACTCCATCTCTAATTTTAACTAGATTCCCTTCATTATTTACTAAAAATTCAGCAATTAATATGTTGTTTTTTATTTGTTCTTCCATATTTTATAAAATTAAAAAAGTCCTAACAAATTAATGTTAGGACTCTGTTATTAAAATTATGTCAACTTAAAATAATTCTTCTGAAGTTTCTTCAACTAATGATTTTTCAGCATTTAAAGGATTTTCTTCTGAATTATATTCTCTAATTTCTTCTTTTATAGTGTACTCTTTTGTACCATATTGACCAAATATATTATTCATGTAGTTAGCTAAAGAGTACATAGAAGTATCTCCTACTTTTGCTTTAGTGTCAAAAGTATCAAAATTACTTTCAGTATTTTTCAATAATCCTTCCCAATTTTTATTAGCATAGTTTCTAAAGAATTTCATATAGGTACTTTGACAAAATGCTTTTGTAGAAATAGCTTGGTATTCTTTTGTTACACTGCCTTCTTCAGTTTCTTCTTCTTTAGTACGAACTCCAAAGTTAACCATAACTGAATTATCTTCAAAATCAGCAATTAGGTTATTTAATTCTTTCATGTCTCCATTCCAAAATTTTTTTTCATTATCTAAAAATAATGAACTTTCTATATCAAATGGAGAAATATTTGTCCAAGCAGCTAAGAATTCTAATAAAGATGCTTCTCCTTTTTTAGCAGGTCTGTAACTTAAAGTAAATTTCTTTTTACCTGGAGTTTGTGTAAACCAAGAAGGTAAGTTCTCTGCACTATCAACATAAGTAGATTTACCATGTTGAGTGACAAATTTAATTTTACCTGTACTTGATACATCATCTACATCATAAAGAGTAAAATTCATTGGAAATATTTCTTCAGTTTTATTTTCTTTAACCCAACAAGTTACTGTTAGACGTTTACAATAAATACTATCTATTTCATTACCTTCCTTATCCTTTTGTTTCATTTCATAATCTTCCTTAACATATTCAAATTCAGGTTTTTCTTCATAATCTGCATCTCTTTCAATTCCTAATACTTTGTCTAATTCCGATCTTGATGGCGAGAAAATTAGTGGAGTGATTAATCCTGTACCTACATATAAGGTTTTTTCGCTGTTTGTCGATTTGTTTACTTTCATATTGTTTGTTTATTTAATTTTTTAATAGGTAATCAAAGTTTTTAGAATTTAAATCTTGTTCTGAATATTTTCCTTCAATAGTATCTGATATTGTTATAAAATCAAATTTTCCTCCTATCCACTTATCATTTTCTTTTTTAGAAATTATAATATTCTCTACAGTATCATTAAAAGGTTGAGTCCAAGTAGTAATATTTTTGTCTTTGTTTATTATGCCAAATTTTATTAGTTTCATATTGTTTGTTTATTTAATTATAAATTTTATCCCAATGAGTTATTATATTACCATTTTTATCTTTTTCAGATATAAGGATTTTACCTGTTAATTTAGGATTTCTAGAACCTGCTATAATAGAATCATTCATTACTTCAAAATTTAGATATCTTTTATCTCCATCTGCTATTAATTTAGCTAAAGAAGTTACTTTTGATGCAAAAATAGTTTTTAACTTTCCTGTTAAAGATATTTCTGAACCCATTACTTCATCTTTTTGAGAGTCTCTTATTAATTTATCAGAAATATGAGCTGCAAATAAACGATATGGTGCTATTTGTTTAAATATTTCTATTTGTTGCATAAACCATTCTCTTGTCCATTTATATCCTCCTCCTTCTTTTAAAAAGTTTTCTACCAATACAAAGCTTTTATCTCCATATTTTAATCTTTCTCCTCCACTTCTATTAAAAGTTTTACCCATTACGCTGTCCATAAACAAATATGTTCCTCCTATAGATGCCATTAAATCTAAATCTGATAATCCATCTATAATTAGATATTCATATTTGCCTTTTTGTTCTAATAGTAAATTTCTATACTTTACATAATTTCCATATGCTTCTCCTAATGTAGTATCTTGAGTAGGATAAATACTTATTTTTCTTGCATCAATAAATTCATAACCTCCTTTTTCTAAATCAAAAACTAAAGCGTTATACTTAGAAGTAAAACTTCCTAATATAGACCCTTTACCCATTTTAGGTATAGAAATTATAACTAAATCTCTGCTGTTTGTTTGTGATGCAATCTCTACATCATTTGGTAATTCTAATTTTTTTTCTTCTGACATAATTTATTTTATTTTATGTAGCAAATATAGTCAATTTAATTGATTTAGTTAAATTAATTAATTGTTATTTACTTTATAGGTTTAGTTTTTTTAATCCAATCATATAGGGTTAATTCAGAATTAGAATTAAACCATTCTTTTGCCCAACTTTCAATAGTTTCATATGCAAAACTTGGAACATCACTTTTAGTATTAGGATTCATTTCATAATAAATTTTTTCTGCAACTTCTATAATATCATTTTTATTCATAATTTTATTTTATTTAGTTAAAAAATAACTTCCATCAAGAGTTTAAAATATCTTTCAAAGGAGTTAATTTACTTTTTATTGAATATTCATCAAAATCAAAAATAGGAATTGTTGTATCATATAAACAATATCTATTGGATTTTCTATCAAAACACATTTGAAATCTTTGAGGAATACCTACTAATTTTTGTTTTTTAATTTTTTGAGAAGCAAATTGTACTTCTGTATCTATTTTATCTTTAGCATAATTAGGTCTCCAAATTGATAATACATTATCAAAACCATCTGCATAACTTCCTCCTCCTTTTACTCTGTACATAGAAGGTTCTGGATATTTATTAGTATCATTATTGATTTGAGGAGTCACTTGATGCATTACTAAATGAAAAGAAGTATTGGTTTGTCTTGCAAAATCTATACAAATAGCCCCTACATAAGAAGCATAAATATCATCTCTTTCTGAAAAATCCTTTGGTCTTGCGAATTTTAATAAAGGATCTATGATACATCCATCTATTCTTTCCAATTTACATAATTTTTTAAACTCTTCTAATGTCCCTTTTATAGTATTATGTGGAGGTTCTATATATAAAAATAGAAATTTATCTTTAATTAAATTATAACAGTGTTGATAAAGTTCTTCAGAAATTACATTTTGATAAAATTTATCAGTAGTTTGACCTGCTAAAGTATGTATTAAATCATCATAAAATTCTTCTGGAGGAAAATCTTCTGGACTACAAAAAACAAATCTCCAATTATCTTTTAATGCTTTTATTAAACATAATTGTTTAAGAAATAAAGATTTACCTTCATTTGCATATCCTGTCCAAATATTAGCTTCTTGTTTTCTCCAAGTCCAACATTTATCTAATTCTTTATTATATGTAGTAGATCCTCTTTCTTTACCTTTTTTTAAATCTATTAACATATTTTCAATACATTGTTCAGGTCTGAACAAATAAGTATTTTTATCTTCTAACCTAAACTTTTCTAAATTCATTCAAATAGTTGTTTAATTTCTTGTGGATTTATTTGTTCTGTAATTTTTTCTATTTCTTCTTCTGCATTGTAATTTTCATAATCTGTAGCAAGTCTTGAAGATTTGTCTTTCCAAATATAGTATTCTACAGTAGGTGTATATTCAAATCTTGCTTTTACACATTTTTCTACATACAAAAGTAATACTTTTTCTACTTTTTGAAGGTCTGTTAATTGATATTCTTTAATAACTTTTTGTAATCTTAACTTTAAATCTTTTTCATTTAAAAGGAATGCATACTTACCTTGAAGCATTTTTTGTTTTTTTCCTGTAAGAGAAATCATTTTTTCTTGTAGATTTTTGTGCAGACTACTATAGAAATCAGTACTTACTACTTCTTTTTGTAGTTGATCTAATAATTCTTTACCTTTAAGTGTTAATTTATTGTTATCTGAAATGTAATCTTCTTGTTTTAGCCAAGTTACATGCCCAAAAATAGCACCTTTTATAGGAGTTTGATCTTTGTCTTCTACAAATTCTTTAGCTGTATTATTACCTATGTGTTCTAAAATTAAATAGTCCAATATTGTAATTGGACTATTTAATATTTTTTTAATTAATTCGTATTTCATTCTATAAATTTTGCTTTAGTTATCCATGTATAAGTATTTACAATAGGACACCAAAATATTAAAGTAGTCATAGTAATAAGATCATTCCAATCATCATCAATATTTACTCCTAATGCTTTAGCTATCATAAGTAATGTACCCATTAATAAAGATAATGTACCTGGAAATATTATCATAGCCAATAGAGATATAAAAAATATTAATGGACTAAGTAATATTCTAAATATTAATTGTATTGTTTTCATAATATTTTTCTTTTAATATAAATTGATAATAATTTGTTTTAATTTCAACTCCATCTTTATAACTAATCCAATTTTGTTTGAATTCTTTTTGACATTGTATTATTCTTTCTTTTTGAGATTTGGATTTATCTGTATTAAACTCGTAATATAACCAAGATTCCCAATAATGAGATGGTTTAGGAGCTAAGAAAATAACAGCAATTTGCCATTTAAAGAATACAAAAGAAATTAAAGGAGACCATTCAAATCTATAATCAGTATCAGTCCATTTAGTTTTCCAACCCAATGAAACGAAATCAAATCCTATCTTTTTAGGTATTGCTTTATAATTTCCAGTTTCCTTGATTTTAATCCATTTTCTTGGATAGAAATAAGGAGTTCCTATAGCAACTTTTCCAATATACCATTTTAATTTAAAGGGTTTAAATGGAGAATTTAATGCTTTTAGAAATATAAATCTTTTAAAAAAGTATTTTATTTTGTTTTTCATATTAATTTATTTTGACCAATTTGTGTTTATATTACCTTCTGCATCCATTTTTACTTTTTCACAAAAGAATGAAGCGCCCTCTATCATTTTTGATTTTAAAATTTGTAAACCTTCTTCTGCAAAATCTTCGTTTACTTCAGCAGAACACTCGTCATGAATAAGATTTACTAAAAATAGTCTATTTTGTAAGTTATTCTCTATACAATATTTTCTAAATAAGACAGCAGATTTCTTTGTTTGTGAACCTGCTAAACCTTGAATAGGATAATTTAAAGAAGTTCTTTTTAATGAAGATTGGATAGTAAAATATAAACTCCACATATCTTTAACATGTGGGCTTTTTGAATAAACTTCTTTTTTTACTTTTTCTCTCTGTTCTTTAGACAATTTTCTATAATTATCTGGAAAATGAGACCAAATTTCTTTATTTATTTTTTCTAATTTATCAAAATCAGGACTAAACCATCTTCTATTAGTAGTTTTATCTATAATTATATATCCTGTCTTTAATACATTTTCTTCACAATTTTTAAAATAAGATTTTAAGTCTGGAAATGCATTAAGAAAATTATCAATAAATAATTGAGCTTCTTCCTCTGAAGTTCCAAAATCATCTTTTAATGTATAAGCACTTCCGCCATAAGCTACTTTAAATGAAATTGTTTTAGCAATTTGTCTTTCTTCAGGAAAATCTTTTTTATTTATAATTAAATCAGGATCATTTCTCAAGAGAGAAAACATATTTGTACCTGTAAAACTATGAAAATCAGTTTTATGAATAGGATGTCCATTATTAAAAAAGTCAAGCATTTTTTTATCTCCAGATACTTCAGCCAATACTCTTGATTCTTGAGAACTAAAATCACAATTAAGGAATTTATTTCCAATAGATTGTATAAAACATTGTCTATAAGATTCATCTGCTGGTAAATTTTGAAGATTTGGATTTCTTGAACTTATTCTACCTGTATTAAGAATTTGTGTGTAACTGGTGTGTACTCTCTTTGTAATTGGATGAATATTTTTAAGCCATTCTTCGCCAAAAGTAGTACAACATTGTTTTGATTTATTCCAAAGAAGGTAATTCAATAAAAAAGTATTAATATCTGTAATATCAATATCAATATCTTTTTCATACAATTCTTTTAAATTTCTTGGTAATAATTTTAAAACACTTTTTGCTCCACAAGTCCATTCCATTTTTTTTGTTTGTTTTGACTTCTCTTTAGGACAAATGTTTAAAAATCTAAGAAATTGAATAACTTGATCTGGACTACTCCATAAAATATCACAATTTTGTTCTGTATTAAATAAGTCAGGAATAGTACAAAAATTCTTGTAATTTTGTTCTATAAAGGTATTTAGTTTTTTTAATCTAAAATCATAAATAGGTAATTTTTCATTGTAGGTATTTATCCATTTTTCTTTGTCAAAATTTATTCCTTTTAATTCTATATCGCCTAAAACTTTTTCAAATTCAAATTCTAAATTTAAGCACTCTTTAGGAAAATAACTATTCTGCTCTTGTAGAGATTTTATAAGTAATGGATATTCAATATCTTTTGCACCATATTCTATTTCTTTTTCTGTAAAATCTCTATCACCTATATTGATAAATCCTAATCTTGTAGATTTATCAATAGTTTCATCTTCTTCATCTTGATTAAAAAGATTATTATTTTGTTTTTTTATTCCTAAATATCTATCACATAATGCTTCTAAAGAAAATCTTAAACCTTCTGGATTATCTTTTGATTTTCCTAATCCATTAAAGATAACTTGGTCAGAAAGCATTGTATCATAGATATTTTCTAATACTATATTGTAATTATGTTTTAAATGAATGTATTCAAATTTTAGATAATGACCTACAAATAAAATATCTGTTTCAAATATAGGAAATAGTAAAGAAATATCTATTACTCTAGTGTCTATTACATATTGATTTTCAATATCACCTATTTGTAACATACATACTTTAGATAAATAAGGATCTAAACCAGCTTTATACTCTGATTCATCATATAAACCTTGTTTATAAAGCCTAGTGGTCTCTATATCAATACCTAATATTTCTTTTTTAATACAATAATCAAAACATTCTTGTAAAGTTGCTTTGTTTTTGTAATCACTATTTCCTATAAAATATATCATTTTTTTGTAATTATTATTTCTTTTTTTGTAGTCCTATTAAATCATCATATGCTCCAGGTTGTCTAATTGGATTTCTTGTTAATATTTTAGAATATTCTTCTTTTTGATCATCATCTACAAAGTTAATAAAATCTTTTAATAAAACATCAGGGCAGACTTTATAAATCTGTCCCTTTGAATATTCTTGTTCTTTTAAAAATTTATTTATTAGTTGTTTCATTTTAATAATTTATAAACTTTTTCCCAATCTTCTTTTTTACAATTATGATAACAACCTACATTTAAAGATGCGATTGTAACATTATAAGGATTTTCTTTTTTATTACTGCATATAATAATTTCGTCAAAACTATTAATAATATCTCTGATAAATTCTTTAGGTAAATGTTTATTTTCAGGTCTATAATAAGCTTTTCCATCAATTATCTCTATTTCAAATTCACCTTTATTAGAAGAATACATTTTTACAATAGTTTTTTGAGCTTTTGCAATTTCTTCGGTCGTTGCTAATCTTAAATCTTCTTTATCTTTTCTAAGAGCGACAATACCAAAATTATCATTTTCACATTCATAATATTCTTCATTAATTGATTCAATCTTAAAAACTATTGACTTAATATCATTTGTACTTATTATCCAATCTCCTATTTTAAATTCTTCTTCATAAATTTTTTCAAACCAAAGTTCTAATACTCCTGCTTCTTTTAATTTTTTTGTATAATAATCATCAGGATTATTTTCCATTACTTCAATAAAAGATTTACCTACTTTCCAGTTTACACCTAAAGCAACTATATTTTCAGCTGCTTTTCTATATTCTGGTTTTATTAATTTATAACCTATTATTTTTTTATTTTCCATATTATTGTTTTTTAATACATATTTTTTAAATTGTTCAAAAGTATATATAGGATAATTAGGAAATGCTTTTTGAGTATCAACTGTATTATAATGATTACTATTCATTTCTTTTTTATTACAAACAATAATTGGATAATTATTTGTTAAATAATATCTAGAATAGTTCCTATTATCTACAAGAAACTTATATACTTGTTGTCTTTCTTCTTTTGAATTATTTGTACAATTTACAATAAACTCATCATTTATTTTATCTATTTTCATTTTTTAATCCATTTAATTTTTGATTGATCTAGGTCAGCTAAACCCTTTTTGCACCAGCTAACATCTATAGTGTTATTTAAACATATAATGTGAATTGTTGCTTTTTCTCCTTCTACATAATTTAAAGCTCTACCTATTTTTTGTATAGCTTTATTATTACTACTATAACAATGAAGAATTATACAAGTATTTAAATTTTTAAATGTTATACCTGCTTTTAATTTCCCTATAGAAGATAAAATAGGTATTTTTCCTTCTTTAAATTGTTCTAAATTAAAGTCTGATTCTTTATTTTTACTATGTACACTTGGATAAGGTAAACTATTACATTGATCTATTGTTTCTACAAATAATAATCCTTTATCTATTGTAGATGCCAATTTTTTAAAATATTCAAGTTTAGTCTTAGAATTTTGAATAGCTCTAATAAGCATTAACATCATTGAAAAGCTTTTAGTTGATTGATACTTAGATTCATAAAAATTAATTTGAGCTTTTTCACTCCAAAATTTACCTGATTTTAATTTAATATCTCTTTTTTCACTTGGTTCTACTAAATGTACAATAATTTCATAATCTTTATTAGTTATTCCTGTAGTTTCATCCATAGATTTTGTATATCTAATCGGACAATAAAGATTTAGATATTGTTTTTTTTCTCCTCTATTAGGTGGAGTAGCTGTTAATCCATATAATCTTTTAGGTATATTTAAGCTAATAAATTCCCAATTAGCAATACTTATATCATGAATCTCATCTAAAATAACACAATCAAATTCAGATAAATTATGCTTAGAAAGGCTTAAATGAGTAGTAAATGTAATATGAGAAATATCAAATCCAAATTCTTCTGCATCAGATAACCAACCTTTTTTAATAGTTTCTATAGGATATGAAACAAGAACCTTTTTAAAATTTGATGCAATTTTAAGTCCAACAAGGGTTTTGCCAAGTCTCATTGCTACATTAGCAGTTCCTCTTTCATATCTTAATAATTCTTTAACTGATTCTTTTTGAACTTGTTCCCTAAAATTCATTGTTATTTATTTTTTAATTGTTCAAACCAATCTTTTTTTGTTCTGCTGTCATTTTATTAGTTTTTGATATTTATCTTCATTAAAAGTAAATTTAATAAACTCATTATTTTTATAGATCTTCATTACTTCTATGTAATTTTCTATTGTAGGGATTAACTCATCTTGTATTATTTGATTTAGTGGTCTAAATCTGTTAAATTCTTCTATAAATGGATGCTCATTTAATTTAGTCATGTATTTAATAAACATATCTATTGAAGATTCTTTTACTTTTTGTTCTTTTATTTTAAAAAACATAATTAACATTAACCTAATATCAGTTAATGTTAATTGTTGTTTTGAATATATTTTATTTAATATCATTTTTATTAAAAATTAAAATTGTATTTTTAAACCACCAAGTATTATCTTTAATTACACTTCTTGCTGATTCAGATTCTTTTTCTAAATATGTAAATCCTCTTTTTTCTATTTCAGGTATAATTTCATGATTATCAAGACAATTAACATGTCCAAATCCTTCTTGTCCTCTAATAGCCCAAGAAGTAATTAAATAATTATTACAATTATTTGTGATGTTATCTAAATAAATATCCATAAATTCAGCAGGTATGTGTTCACCTACTTCTAAACTAATTACATTACCTTTATTTGGTTTAAGATTAAAAGGAATAGTTAAATCTTGTTTTACTATATTATTAAATACTTTTTGTACAGCAGGATCTGCTTCAAATCCTGTAAGATATTGAAATCCAGCATATTGTAAATCTTTTAGATAATTTCCTAACCCACAACCAAAATCAAATAAATTTTTAGTTTTATGATCTTTTAAAAAATCACATATCCATTTACTTAATTCTGGACTATGTACATGATGAATATGTGCTGTTTCTCCATTCCAATATCCTGTTTTAGCTATTTCTTTCATGATTTATTTGTTTAAATTTTGTAATTATTTGTTTTTTAGTTAGATTATTAGCATTTAATACTAATTTATTTATAGAAATTTTATCTTCTACATCAATAGAAGTAATTACTTCTAAAATATTTTCATTTGAAGTTGATTGTAGTTTTTCAAAGTCATAATGAAGTTTTTCTTTTAATTTTTCTCCTTCTCTTAGTCCTGTAATATTGATGTTACAATTGTGTATATCTTGATAAGATTTTGCAATATTCATTATTTTTACAGGATTTCCCATATTAAATATATATAAACCTGAATTAAAATTAGAACTATAAATTAAATTACTGACAGCTTCTTCTACAGTTATGAAATATCTTTCCATTTCTTCATGAGTTAAAGTAATTGTACCCTTTTGAGCTTGTTTATCAAAAATTTCATAGACTGATCCTGAAGAACCAATAATATTTCCAAATCTGCAAATGACAATATTTTTATTAAGGGCTAAAAGATATTTTTCACACATTCTTTTAGTATATCCCATAACAGAAGAAGGTTCAACTGCTTTATCTGTGGAAATAAAAACAAATTTAGAGACATAATTTAAAGCTATAGTAGCTAAATTAATAGTTCCTTTTATATTGTTGTATATAAACTCATGTATATTTTGTTCTCCTAAAGGTACATGTTTATTTGCTGCTGCGTGATAAACTATATCTGGTCTATAAAGTTCAAATACTTCAAGTAGTCTATGTGTATTTGTAATAGAACCTAAACAAATAGTTAATTTTGCTTCAGGATATACACTTAATATTTCCTTTTGTAAATAAAAGACTTTTTCTTCATTTCTATCAAAACAAATAATTTCATTATCTTTTATTAGTTGTTTTACTATTTCTTTTCCTATAGAGCCTGATGCCCCTGTTACTAATATTTTCATTTGTAAGTAGATTGATTTTCTCCAATGTGAATACAAGCAGAATTATTTAAAATAGCTGCTCTATAGTTATATTTGATTGTAACTAAATTACAATCGTGTTCATTTAATGCTGAATTTTTAGTTATATCGTGATATTCTGAGTAACCATTAGGAAACATTAGTTTATAATCATTAAGTCTTCTTAATCCAGGATTAAAACTAAATCCTGTCCAATCTCCGTAATGACTTTGTTTAACCATTCTAAAGTTGTTATGATTTTTAGGTTCTAACCAATCGTTAGGAATTCCTTTTCTTATCCATATTTGATGAATATTAGAATTATTTTCTAATATATCTAAAGATTCTTCCATAAAATTACAATTTCCCTTAAATTCCCAATCATCTTCTAAATGAAAAATATAAGGAGTATTTACTAATTCATATAAATTATCAATACTTTTAAGTAATCCTACATTATTTTCAGGTCTAAGTATCTTAAATAAATGACCATATTTATGTTGAATTTTACTAAACATTTCTTCATTATTAGAATCTTCATGAAGTAAATACTCTTTTATTGGATATTTATTTAGTCTCAAAAAACTATCAATAGTTTTTTCCAATAAACTCCATCTATTACAAGATGTTAAGCATAATGTTATTTCTTTCATAGTACTTCTTTATTTTCAGGATGTTCTTGATAAAATTTCCAATTATTTCTAATTTGAGTACTATCATCTAAATAATGAACTCCCCAACCTTTATCTAAATTTTGTTTAGACATTCTTTTTCCAAATTCAGTATGTCTATTTATCATGTAATTTAATCCTAATGCTTTCCAATGACACATTAGATATTTATTTTCAGAGTATTGTACTTTTCCTTTTGGTGCGCAGTAATGACATCCTGCTGAATAATTTATTTCTTTAATAAGTTTTTTATTAAATAAATAAGATTTATCATATTGTACAGCTCTTGAACCCCATTTTAAGTCTAAATCTATAATATCAGGGTTATTTGACATAGTAATTAAATTCCAACCTTCAAATGAAATTATAGTTTTACCTAATGATTCTTCATTTTTTAATTGTTCTTCATTAATGTAAATGAATTCATCAGTATCTACTATTAATACCCAATCTGTGTTGGAGTCTTTCCAACAATTATTTTTTATTTCAAGATATAAATCATCTCTAATTTCATTATTAGAATTATATTCTAATATTTTACAGCCATTTTTAAGGGCTATTTCTTTAGTTTTGTCTGTTGATTGATTATCATAAATAACAATTTCACAATTAGGAAATTGGTATTTATAGTGATCAATGAATTTTTGAAGAATGATTTCTTCATTAAACGAAATATTGTATATTGTTACCATAAAGTAAAAATAAAAAAAGGGTAGGAATTAACCTACCCTTTCTAACTATCAAATCATTACCAAATTATTAAAATAATTCTTCTGCTAAATTCACTAAGAAATTATAAGATTCTTTAATTTCTGTAGCGTGTTCTTTTTGAGCTTTTAAATCTTCTTCTGCTTGTAATAAAGCAGTTCTTTTGTTCAAAATATTCTGAACATTGAATGGTTTAGATGCTTTAGAATCTTCTAAAGCTTGTTTAGCAACACTAACTGCAATTTCTGCTTGTTTAACATCTCCTTCTGCTGCTAATACTTTTGATTTTACACTTAATGTACCTTGTTGTAATACATTGGCTGCTTTTTCTACTTCTAAATCCAATAACTCTTTATTGATTTCAGATTCTGTTCTTGTAATTAATTCTTTGTATTTCATGACTTTTGAATTTGTTGTTTTTACTACTGTTGTTTTTGCTTTTGTTGACATAATTTCTAAATTTTAATTGTTTGAATTTGTTTTGATTTGATTTTTGTTAAATTTAAGTTTAAATCTACTGATGATTCAATAATTGTTGTTTGTATTTTTGTTTCTTTTTTAATAATTGGAGCAATGTAAATATCTTTTAAATCATAAATAGATGCTTGAAAACTTTCTATAGGGGTTAATGGATATTGATTATGAATAATATTTCCTAAATGCATAGCTATTTCTTTTTCAGAAGCTTTTCTAACTATAGTATTAAGAAAATAAAAACAACTTTTATTATCTGGATAATCTGTTTTAGGATTAGATAATAAATCATATCTAAATCTATCTTCATATCTAAATCTATCTTCTTTGATTTCAATAATTTTTACAGGATGTTTACATTTATTATAATTAAAAGAACCTAAAATTGTACCAAATACCCAATCTCCTACTTTATATTCTATTTTTTCATTTAAAGAAAATCCTTCAGGCATCAATTCAAATTCTGCTTTGTCTATTCTATCTAAATCTATACAATAATTTTCTTTATTATCTTTCCATTCAACATAAGGAACTAAACTATTATTTTCTAAAATTTGAATATATTCTCCTACATTTATAGTATTCCAACCACATTCTTTAACACATTTTACCCACCTATCTTTTAATTTTAAACCTTCTTGAACTTGTTTTACTAAACTTTTTTCTTTTTTAATTAATGTAGTTACATCAAATGGTTTACCAATTCTTTCATACTCAAGAATTTCTGCACTTGAAGCATATCTCCATTTTGATTGATTTTTAAAATTTATAACGCTCCAACCATCTGTATTTCCATTTAAATTTTTAACTACTTTTAAATAATAAAGATCTTCTAGTTGTTTAAAACATCGATTTGTCCAAGAATTGAGACTGCCATCGTTATATAATACGACTATATAATCATTTTTTTTGAACATAGCTTCTTCTTTTTTAATTAATAATCCTGATTCATCATATAGATGTAAATCTTCTTTAGGTATAAATTTATCTTGTGTAATACATGTATTTAACCACTTTTTTTCTTCAATAGTTGCTAATCTTATATTTCTAATCTTGCTAATAGTTAAAGAATTAGGATCATTTTCAAATTCATTTTTATGAATAAAACAACAATCATAATAAATATCTGATTCTATGCAATCAAATTTACTAATGAAATCTTTATTCTTATTAATGTCGAAAACATAAATCTCATCTTTTATTAAATCATCTACAGTAAGTTGTTTTGGTTTATTTTGAGCTTCATATGCATCTTTTGTAGAAGATTTTACCAAATGTTTAAAAGGCTGTTCCCTTTGACCATTTTCAAATCTAATGCAACAAAAACTATGGCTAGTCCATTCTTCTACTTTAACAATCTGTCCTTTATATTTAGTATCAATATATTCTACATATTCAGGAATAACTTCTTTAACTATTAAATCTGGATGATTAAGTGGAAGATATTGTTGAATTTCTGATAAATCTGTTAATAATCTATAAAAAGTAACTTTTCCAATAACTATTGAAACTCCATAATCCCATTTCTTTAAATGGTTTATATAACCTTTATTATCTAAAAAAGCTTTATCTTTATCTATTTTTTTAAATTTTAAATAATGTTTATGTACACCTAATTCTATATAATACCATTTACCTTCTTCAAATTTAGATTCTTCTTCTAAAAAATCACTTGCTGGATAAATAGTATAACTCGGATATGTTTTTAATGTACCCGTACCTATTGTTACTCTTAAATTTTGTAAATTTAAAACATTAGCTTTTGTTTTGGAATAAGGTTGAATAGTAGTTGAGACATGATTTTTATTTATTAAATCTACAATAGCATTCCATTCTTCTATAGAAGAACATAATACTGCGTAATCTCCTTTATTTATATAATCTTCTATTTTTCTTTTCATATTAATTGTTTAAATTTAAAATTTCTATTATTTATATACATATTGAGTAATCTTTCTAAGACAAATGTGAACATTGGATAATAATCAAGTTCTGTATGTAATTTTAATTGATCCCTTGGTAATCCTTTATAATTACTATCTTTCCAAGCTAAATCTTTATATTTAGTTTCTAATAGATAAATAGCAGGTTTTATAATAGTATTTACATAATCTCTATAGATGTCTGTTTTCATTATTACGAAATTACTATAGATAACATATTCAGGTTCTTTTACTTCTAATCCTAAATCTTTACATAAAGGATAAAACAGTTGTTTAAAACCTGGATGAACTTTTTCAGTAAAATCTAAATATTTTCCTCTTAAATTGTATTGCAAACATAATCCATAAATATCAAAATCAGGATTATTCTCTAAAAGCCAATATAACTTTTTTTTGAACAATCCTGTTTTGAATGGAAATTTGTGTGAAAAAATTCCTAAATAATCTTCTTTAACATTAAAATTATCAATCACATCTATTAAAACATTGTATTCAAATAAATATGAAAAATCCTTAATTGTCTTTATATGACTATTATCATATCGTTGATATTCAATAACTTGTTCATCATTGTAGACAATAGAATAAATCTTTACCATAAATCTTCTGAATATAATTTGTTACCTCTAATTTCTTTTAAATCTAAAACTTGATTATTTTCTAAAGCTATTATTAAAGCTTCTTCTCTTGTTACAAATCTATTTTTAGAGGTTAAAAATCCTTGTTCATTTTCACCACTTTCACAATCTCTTAAATTTGTAATTGCACATTTTGTATAAATACATTGTCCATGTCTAAATCCACAAAAAACTAATCCTGTTGGACAATTCTTAGGATTTGTACTTTCAACTGGTATTTCTTTTTTAATTGAAATTTCTTTATACCAAACTGCGGCACATATTATGAATTCTTTAGTATTCTTCATTTGCTTTTAATTCTTCTAAAATAAGTCTAAGTACTACTCTTCTCCAAAGTTTACTATTTTCTTCATATAAATTTTCAAATCTTATAAAACAATGACTTTTATTATAATTCATATATTTTTTAAATTCTGGAAATCTTTTAGAAGTATTTAACCATTCCATTCCTCTTATTTTAAAATGTGTGTTAAACACTATACAATCTAATAACATACAAAGCCCATCATTACCATCTAATCCTAATT